AAAGGCACACCATTATTATCAAAGAATTGCCAGCCTGCGCCGCCTAAAGGGGATAGGTTAAGTGCCATATATAACTCCTAATGTAACAATAGCCCCTAATACCGTGGCTACCCAATCATAAAAATCTGCGGTATGACCAGGATGCTTGTAATCATACCACTCTTTTGCGCCAGCTACTATAGCTACAAGTATTAACGCCCAGTAGCCTATAACAAAGTACGCTACAAAGGCCAGGATAGCGCCTACAACAAAGTGCGCTTGTAGATCGGCACGTACCGGAATACGTGGGCTGGACAGCTTGGCTAGTAGTGCGAATAGTTTTTCCATTATAAATATGTCTTTGCTAATCTTGCTTGAATAAGGCCATATACCGTACAAGTTGAAACGGCAAAAGCAGCCCTAGCTACTAAGTAATAAGTAGTAGCTGTTGAAATAGATACCCTATAAGTTTGTAAATTTAATGTTTGGTTTACCGCAGAGAATATAGTACCTGACGTTGCTACTGATGCTGTTGCCGATTTTATTACAGGTAATGTTGCTGATACCAAACTAAATCCACCTGCAACATAGGTTACTGTAGTAGCCGCATTTCCAGTAAATTCAATAAATCCCGATATATCCCAGTCACCAGCAGGTAGGGTAATACTAACTATATTTGCTGTAGTTGCAGTTGTTAAAGCTGTACCTGTAGTTATATCAGATGCAGATATATATTGCCCATCATAATAGTAATCGCCACCACCAGTTACATAAGCCCATGCTGGGTCATAAGTTGCCCCTGCATCCCTAGAAAAAGTATTATGACCAAATCTAGTTTGGTGTGAAGAATTACCTACATTAGTAAAATAAGCTACTGATCCTATAACTGTATTATCATAAATATGAACATTATATGTATTAAATGATGGCGTTGATCCACCAATATTATATGCTTCATAAGTTGGGTCTAATGGAAGGTTAACTGAAAAGTTATTACGAATAATAGCACTTGGGCCTTGTAAAGCGCTGCCACCTCCTACGCCATTAACAGTTATAAAAGATAGTTGTAAACTTTCGGCATAGTTATTTTCAAAGATAACGCCTTGTGCAGCGTAAATATTAAAGCCTTCTGAAACATTAGTTACAGTTGAACCATTATTATCTATTGTGTTATTGCTTATTAATAAACTTGCACAATTACCCCCAAATACACAAGCTGCATCAATTTGTTGAAATTCATTTTGATTAATTACCCAACCAGTAGGCCCACCATTTGTAGCTGTCCTATTTAAACTAACGGCATGATTTGAACAAAAGGTAAAATAACATTGTTCAATTAATCCTGTATGTGTTTCAACATTATTTTCACAAACAGCTTGATTGCCAATTGAAGGGTTGACAATACCATGTGCAAAAAGACAACGAGAAATAGTTAAGTTATGAGATATTGTTTGGGTCTGTAATGCTGTAGTAGCTAGTGTATCTAATTCAAATCCAATATCTTGAACTACAAGCCCGCCATTAGGGTCTGTAACAACACCAGTAAGTGACATCATTGTGCCATACAATGCGCCAGTCCATTTTAAACAAGACTGATACCCGTCACCCATTATTTGTAAAAAATGACCTGTATGCGTTAATGTACTTGAAATTAAATAAACGCCCGTAGGAATATATAGTCTTTGTATTGCTTGAACGTTTCCAAACGTAACATCTGTAATAGCGTTTAATGCGGCTTGAATTGCAGCAGTATCATCTGTTGCCCCATCACCAACAGCCCCATAATCCTTAACACTAACATACTCGCCAAACTTTTGAGTTATAGTCCTATTAGCAGTAGTTACTTTTGTATATTTAGGCACAAGAGTTGTCATAGTAAAACCGCCTTTTTTGGGTTAGGGTTAATAATTATATTTGAATTTTGTAAAATATACTCGCCACTTATAAGCTGATTGTATTGGCTGTCTGTTAATACTATTGCATTATTAGGCATTACTGAACTATCTTCACGAATTTCAGTTACGCCATCTTCACGAATTAATGCATATTTCATCTTATTCTCCTTGCTCTAATCATTCCATAGGTATTTACTGTGCCGCCAGTAAAACTACCCCTTGTAGTTAGATATACGGTAGTTGTTGCTGATAAAGAAAGTCTTAATATTGGCGTAGTTTGAGTAAAGTCAATATAATACGCAATAGCTTGTGCAGTTGTATAAGATAAAGACCATCCCCCTTCTATTCCGCCCCCTGAAACTGACGTTGTAGTTACTCCACCATTAGCATATATAAATACAGGAATACCTGTTGCGCTTGTTAAAGCAACTGTTCCTGAAACATCCCAATCACCAGCAGTCAAACTAATGCTTGTAATATTAGTAAAAGTCCCCGTTGTTAGGGCTATAGAAGACCCTGAAGCTATTGTTGATGAAACATATTCTCCAACATACCCTGCACTAGCATTATTATTAGTAGTTGTGCCTGTAATCCCTGTAGTTTGAGATGGCGTAATAGCGTTAGCGAAAGTTTGAATACCTGTAAATGTCTGCGCTGCATCTGTTCTAGCAATCGTAGCTGTAGTAGTAGGGAACGTCATTGTCGTGCTGTCAGTACCATCTAAAGTAAGTGTCTTATTAGCAGTTAGTGTCTTGCCATCTGCTACTGCTAGTGTGCTTGATGTGGCGGGTGCAGTAATCGCCATCTTGTTAATGCTAGTGGCTGTCGCTACACCTAAGACTGGCGTAATTAGCGTAGGGCTTGTATCGTAAACCAACTTGCCAGTACCCGTTGCGCCTGTGCTAGTAACGCCTTCAAAGGTCGTATGTCCAGTTACGCTTAATGCGCCCGCAAATGTAGCTTTACTGTCTTGATCGATTGTTACGGCTGTAACTTGAGTAATAGTTGTATTAGGCGTAACTTTAATTACTGCCTTAGCACCTCTAGCTGTAGCACCCCATACTTCGGTAGTTACACCTTCTAATGATACTTGTGGGTAGCCATCTGCTGAAGTAGTACCATAACCTGCAAGTTCAAACTTACCTAAACTATCGCCGCTTTGCGGTGCTTGCGGTGCGGCAACCGTGCCTCTAAATTTAGTTACGCGGATAGCTGAACTATTAGCGTCACTAGAGTATCCTCGCATAGCAATACGAGAGGATGAATTGTTATCGCCAATGGCTCTAATTTTAATGGTCGGTACAGATGTTGTATTCACACCAAGATTAGCCACATTAACTAAAGTCTTAGCGTTTAAATCTACTGCGCTTACCGCGCCTGTATATGGAATGTATATACTAGTTAATGAAGGAATGTCCGCAGACACTAACGCCCTAAATGTAGCTACACCCGCAGATCCGTTAGGCGAAGCGTAAACGTAATTGGCTGTTTGACTAGCAAAAAGGTTTTGACTGGCTAATGTTTGTACTGTGCCTCCACTGTCTTTATAAAACAGTTTGCCGTCAGCAGAATTAATTGCCAATTCACCATTGGTTAAATTAGCCGCTAACGGCAAATTAGATGACGTTGTGCTGAAGTAAATCTGTATTGGTGTAAAACCTATTTGAGCCATTAGAATGAACCCCCTGAAATACCTACATACCTAGATGCAGTTGCTGTCGTAAACGTGCCTAAAGCTGGCGTTGTTGCGCCGATTGTCGTACTATTAATCGTGCTACTCGTAATTGCGCCGTTTGTATACCCAATGCCATTAAGTATACCTGAAATAACTTGACTTGCGTTAATTGCAATGGCTACATTTTGTATTGCGGATATACCGCCAAATTCATCAACGGTAATCTGCGGCACTTGCGACGCAGACCCATATACCCCTGGCGTAACAACGCCGGCAGATGAATACGCTATCGTAAACAGGTTGTTAAAAAACCTAAACCATTCGTTCGACACAATGCCTGTCTGTGGATCGACAAGTGAAACCCTAGGTGCCGGAATACGGGTGTAGTTAAGCATTAGTCCCGCTGATAGTTAACTCAGCGCCCATAATTGCAATTTTAACTGGGTCTGACCCTGATACCTCATACACGCGGTCACGTAGCTTTTGTGTCATGCCAAGCCGACGCCAAAATGTACGGAAGCCATATTCACCAATTTTACCCATTGAAGCCCAATGTTCATTAGACCAAGTATGACCGCCATCATCAGACCAACGCAACATGGCTTGAGGGTTATAGCCTGGTGCTTCAGGATATGAATCGGTAATTAAATATTCACCAGCTTCAGTTATTAAATTTAACCCTGCTTCAGTATCTAACTGTTCGGATGCGTAAGCAGGGTACAGATTAAGTCCTACGCCTGATTCAGCCTCTAATTGCAAACTGTGTTGCGCTGTACGTTTTAAATTGTTTTGTCCACTAGGTAGCGCTCTCCATGAGCGTAACCACTTCTGCGTTGCGCCGTTGTCGGCATAAACGTCTAAGTCAAACTTGTATATGTTGCCGTTTTGGTAGTCGCCTACAAGTGTTGTAGATTGGAAGTTGCACTGACAATTTGAACGGTGACGTGTAAACTCACCGTTAGTTAAGTATGCACGTTCATGCCACGCGCCTGTAGCAACATCGTATACCCAAGTGGCGTTGCCAGTAGGAAAGGATATAACGTAGAACGCATGACCTTCTTGTTGGTATGTGTAAGCCACAGCGTCGGATATGCCGGTGTAGCCTTGGATAGCGTATTCTATGGCGTGTGTGGACACGCGTTGTGCAGCGTAACCGTTAGACCTGTAAATAACACCGAAGCCCCGTGGGTCGTTGCCTAACCAAAACAATGAGTTATCTAGCTTTGCTACAGAATAAGGTGCAATACAACCTGTCTCGTTAAACGCACCTTGGATAGGTATCAACGGGAAGTCGGTAGCACCGGAGTCATACCAAACCTCTGTCGTGTCCGTACCGAATACCCATAGCTCACGGTGGATAGAGTTAACGGCTACAACGCCGTCAGGTGAACCCTCAGCACTAGCAAAGTCTAGCGGATCGACGGATGTACCGTCTAGTAGCTGTGTAATCCATATCTTTTGGCTGTCAGGCTCGTTATACACGAAATACCCATCAAGATAAGTAACAGTGCCTGCGCCAGTAAAGTCAGGGTCTGTAATCTTAGCGAATACGTCAGTAACTTCATTGTAGATATAGCCATTAGGGTTAGCTGCAATAAACATTTGTACGCCATTATCAGCAAACGTGACTGGCCCAGTGCCTGCTACTTCACCAATGTATTCGTAAGTGTAGTCGGTATTGATGCGGTAAAAGCCTGTGCCTGATACGCAATACGCATCGGTGCCGTTGGTTTGGTGCGCCCATAAACCACGAATAGGGCCTGTGCCTATGGTGACTAGCTTGGTTAAGCCAGGCGCACGGTTAAGGTAGCCTATTTCAAGTCCGTTTTCAGGCGTAGCTTCAGGAAACAAGTTAACCATGCGGTTGTCCGCAGCGTTAATTGAGCGAGCTACATAAGATTGACCAAGTATAGGAGATTTCATAATTTATACGTATGAAGGATACCATTTAGTTGTTGTTACGTCGTAGGTAAGACTTAACGCCCTATTAACGACTGCTGTACCTAATACTGCAATATTACCTGCGGCTGTCCAAGTAAATGCGCCTGTAGGTATTAAAGTAATCGTGCCTCCGCCTGCTGAGATAGGCGCTGGGGCTGTAATTGTCACTACGGCTGTCGTGCCACTAATAAACGTAATTTGTTTAGTTGGGGCAATCGTTGTAGCACTTGCAATAGTAGGCGCTGCGGCTGTTGTCGCTAATAGCCCTGATGTTTTAACGTCAGTAAAAGTTGGGCTACCAGTACAATTATCTAATACGCCACTAGCAGGTGTACCTAAGACTGGCGTTACCATCACCATGCTAGTGCTAGTACACGCTGAGATTACCCCGCTTGCTACTGTGCCTAAAACAGGTGCAGTTAAGGTTGGTGACGCTATTGTTGGGCTTGTGCCAAACACCAACGCGCCTGTACCAGTTTCATTTGTTACGGCGGCTATTAAATTAGCAGAACTAGGCGTGGCTAAGAATGTTGCTACATTTGCACCTAAGCCACTAATACCTGTTGCTACTGGCAATCCTGTACAATTAGTTAGCGTACCTGATTGAGGAGTACCTAATATTGGCGTAGTAAGAGTAGAGTTAGTAAATAGTCTTGTATTAGTAAGCTGTTTAGTTACGCCACTTTGAACAATAGGCATTACGTCTGTATTTACTGCTGCCGTTGCCACGGGTAAAGCTGAAATGGTTATGTCGGTCATATTAGTAGTTCCCTGCAAAAATGTTGTAGCGTTGACGTGTACCCACAATACTATACGGTAGGCTCATTATATCGTCAGGGTTGTTGATGCGTTTCAAGTTACGTTTAGAAGCCATTGCAATGCGTGACACGGTAGGCGAAGGCTCTACGCCAAACTCAGGTGCAATTTCACAAGCTAAGTTATATTTGAACGCACGTAAATAGCCTGGGGGGAAATGCAATGTAGTGGCTAATGTTGCTGGTTGAGTTAATTCTTCTACCGATACAAAGTGCCACTCTAGGACTTTTGTAGGTTTTGGGTATACATACATCTCAATGTCAGGGTAGGACATATTAATCCACATGACTTGTGGATAGGTAGATGTCACTGTTTTAACCGCAATACCGTTGTATTGTTGTTGGTTAATAAACTTAATACCAAAAGAAATACCGCTTGATGGATCTCTAAAATATGTGGAGTCATCTAACAACACTGGTCTATTACCTACAAAATCACCGGTAGGGCCTAGTGTTCTTGACAGTACGTTAGGTGGCCAGCTAAACACTTGATCTTGCGTAGAGAACACAGACAAACGCTCTGTATTCCACGAGTCCACCATTTGATTTAGGGCGGTTAAAGCGTCTTGTGAAGTTGCGGCAGATGGAGTTTCGCCTTCGGCTAAAATGCCAAGTAATCGTAATGCTCCATTAATTTGATCGCCTGCGGTAGTGGCCATAATACGGCTCCTTATTCTTTTCTACGTCGTTTGACATCCAGCGTATTGACGGGAGCCGCTTCAGCTTCTTTTTTAGCTGGCGTATCAGGATTATACTCTATCCATCCGTTTTGTGCATCCGCTTCTGCTTCACTTTCTGCAATCGCTACCTTAGTACCGTGTACAGGGTGTTTTAAATAGATAACCATTATTGCTGTCCTTCCAAATAGGTGGCAAAATTACCAATAAAGGCTTTACTGCCTATATGCCCAAAAGTTATTGTAGGGTCTAACCAAAGGTCAAACCCTGCGGCTGAAGCCCGTTTGCAAAACATTATATCTTCTGACACCATGCG